GATATGGTAAAGTTCATATGACTGATACTAAACTCAGAGATTTACTTGACCAATTACCTAAAAACATTACACTAGGTAAATGGTCAGAACCACCTCAGTGTATGCCTGATGATGTAAAAGTAGAAAATGACTCTCTTTCTGCATACCATAAATATTATGCAGTCTACAAAAAAGACTTTGCAAAATGGACTGATAGACCAGTCCCTAGTTTTATGAGTATATAATGCCTTCTTACGATTTTTTAAATACAGAGACAAATGAGATTGAAGAATACACTATGTCTTACACTAAGTTAGACGAGTTCAAAGAAAACAATCCACATCTTAAACAACAAATACTTGGTGCTCCTCTCACTGTTAGTGGTGTAGGAGACCGAGTAAAAGTTGACGGTGGTTTCAATGACGTATTAAAGAAGGTTGCATCTAATCATGTCGACTCACCTATGGGTGAAAGGTATCATAGAAAATCTAGTAAAGAAGTCAAGACTAGAGAAACAATCAAAAAACATGTTGACTTACAGGGTATTAAGTAGTATACTGTAATCTATATTATGGAAAATCAATTATCATTATATGACTTAGAAAGTCTACAGGAGTCAATGACTCGTGTACAGGAGGACGGTAAACGTTTTTATCAGACTCCCGAAGGTCAAAAATATCCAAGTGTCACTACAGTCACTGGACTACTTACAAGAGACCACATTAAGTTGTGGAGAAAAAGGGTAGGTGAAGAGACTGCAAATAGAATATCGACACAAGCTGCAAAAAGAGGAACTAAAATGCATTCTCTTTTTGAACAGTATCTAAGACAAGAAGAGGAACTAGTATTCGAAAATGTTTTAGACCAATCAATGTTCAATGCAGTTCAACCTATATTAGATGAGATAACACCATTTGCATTAGAAGCAGGTATGTATAGCGACTCACTGCAAATGGCAGGACAAGTAGATTGTGTTGGTATATTGGATGGTAGTCTTTGCATAATAGATTTTAAAACAAGTTCTAAGTATAAAGAAGAATACATGGCAGACCCATGGTTTCATCAGATGACTGCATATGCAATTATGGTTGAGGAACTTACTGGAGAAGTTGTTGAGGATATTGTTGCAATTGTAGCAGTTGACGGTGGTGGGGTTCAAATCTTTGATGCAGACCCTTTAGATTATGTAGACAAACTATACGATTTAAGAAATCGATATAGAAATTTACACGGAGTATAATATGGAAATAGAAGTAGGAAAAGAGTATACAATATATCCTAAATTTAAAAAGTCGTATACTGAACGTGAAGTGTTTAAAGATAACGATAGTGAAGATAGAGTTGTCATTGAATCACTTTGGAGAAGTGGTGCATATATCATAAAGATTACTAATGAAGAAGAAAAAGAATTGTTAGAAGGATATATGTCAGAAGATTCACAACATGATTTTATGGAACCTTGTGAGTTTGAAGAGAATGAATTTGTGGAGTCTTTTGATGAGTGTGGACGTGACGTTTATGTTCACCTTGCAGAAGGTAGTGAAGCAGATGAAGATGCAATTCTAGAAGGTGTCGAAGAAGAAGGACACGACTGGTTTTGGGAAAATAATTATGACTCATGGGATGCAGAACACTTCTTTGGTTTACCATTGCAAGTAGATGAAGTTGACCCTGAGAACAGATATAACTTGAGGTTTTAATATGGCAGATTTTTATAACGAAGAGAAGTTTACTCTAAAACAAGATTGGAATTGGGGTAAGATATTTCATAAAGCAGATGAATGGATTCATCAAGAAGCATACGACAATGCATATAATAGTATGTTAGAGTATCTTGAAATAGGAAGTGAAGACGAACTTACCGAAGTTCACTTAGACGAATGTCAAGCACTTATTGATTACTTAGAAACACCTTACTCTGAAGACGGTGTAGGGATGGATATGAATGGACATAGTCCAACATACTATGCATACTATAGAGTCATGCAAGATTGGATTGAGAACTTTGATTATGGTGAAGTTGAAGGAGCACCTTTGATATGATAAGTAGAAAAGAATTTACTGAACAAGTTGAAAAAATTCTATCACGTGGTAAAGGTGTAGATGTAATGTCTGCAATTATTAAAGTGTGTGAGAATAACAATTTAGAACCCGAAAGTGCAAAGAGACTTTTAACACCACCTCTTAAGGAAAAGTTAGAAGCAGAAGCACAAGGACTAAACCTAATCAATCGTGGTAGGACTAGTCAAGGGACAATCACACGATTTTATGAGGATTAATTATGGAAGTAAATGATATAGTCACGGTCATTGCACAAAGTGGTGAATACGTTGGTAAGTTCAAATCATTAGAAGGTGGTCTTACAATAGAAGACCCTAGAATGATTCTAAGAGCAGACGATGGTGGTATGGGATTTGCAAGAGGTATTGCAGTCACTGGAGAAGAGAATCCTACTTTAGTCACATTCAACAGTTATGTTTTTGTGGTTCCAACAAATGAAACTATTGCAACTCACTACCAAGAAGCAACTGGTTCAATTGTCACACCACCCAAAACACCTACTATCGTCACAACTTAATGACGAGTAGAGAAGGATATGATGCATACACTCTTTATCTTGGAATAAAGTTGCACTTCTATACAAAGGATTACGACTTTATAAAATACAATGGTAAGGTGAAGAGTGACATCAACTCTTTCTTAAAAAGAAAAGATAAATTTCATTTCGGTAAATTATTTAAAACATACAAACAAGACTTACAAGATTTCTACATTGCAAATCTAAGTCTTAAAGATAGTTGGGCAGGAGACTTGTTAGACAATGAGTGTGAACGAGTTTATAAAGACTGGAAGAAGAGACAACAAAAATTGTCATATCTGTATGAAACAGAAGTCTCTGATATCCTACTTAAAAGAAATATTCAAAAAGTATTGGAAGTAAAGAATGGACAACATCCAATACTCTTGAAGGAATACATGGCAAAAAATGTTTCACTTGAAACACTATGTATCATGGATTCCATTATCGGATTCAGTTCCGATTGGGAGAGACTTATATCTGAAAAGATAGTATATCCCGATATACATATTAAGATTCAAAAGTATAAATCATTTATAGATTTTGATTTTAAAAAGTATAAAAATAAAACAATAGAGTTATGTCAGTAGATATAAATACTATTACAAAATATTCATTTATTTCAAAAAACCCTCTAGACATAGAAGGTAAAGATGAAGTATAATGAGTATACTTATTATGAGAATAGTGAGAGGTGGATTCTAGTAGTTTCTAGAATCTGATATAATGCGATACAATGTAATACAATAGGAGAATACAATGTCATCATTAGATAAATTACGTGCAGCTATGGAATCTGCATCACCTACAGAAGGTGCAAAAAAGTCCTACAGTGACGATAGATACTGGAAACCTGAACTAGATAAAACTGGGAATGGATTTGCAGTTGTTCGTTTTCTACCAACCCCACAAAACGAAGAAATGCCTTGGGTCAGTTATTTTGACCACGGGTTCCAAGGGCCAGGTGGATGGTATATAGAGAAGTCTTTGACTACTCTTAACAAGAAAGACCCAGTGTCTGAATATAATACTCAGTTATGGAATACTGGTATAGAAGCAAACAAAGAGATTGCTAGAAAACAGAAGAGAAGACTCCACTATGTTTCTAACGTTTACGTTGTTTCAGACCCTAAAAATCCTGATAATGAAGGAAAGGTCTTCCTTTATAAATATGGTAAGAAAATCTTTGAACAACTCAAAGAAGCAATCTCACCTGCATTTGAAGATGAAGCTGCAATCAATCCTTTCGATTTGAGAGAAGGTGCAAACTTCAAAATCAAAATCAGAAAGGTTGATGGATACTGGAACTATGACAAGTCAGAGTTCGATAGTATCGCACCGTTGTTTGAAGACGAAGATAAGTTGAACGAAACATTTAGTTCTGCTTATTCTTTAACAGACATTATTGCACCAAGTGAATTCAAAACTTACGAGGAACTCAAAGAGAAACTCGATAGAGTACTTGGATTAACTGGTTCAGTAAGTACATCTACAGCAGAATCTGTTGCAGAAGACTTGGAAGAAGTGCCATGGTCTAATGTCAACACTGAGTCTGTTGCAGACGAACCTGTAATCGCATCAGCAGAATCAACCTCACCATCTGAGGATGAGGATGCGATGGATTACTTTAAGAAACTAGCACAAGACTAGTTTCTTTAGAGGGGATATTGATATTACATTATGTGTCCGTGTAGTCAATATCAAACTGGTGACGTAGGAATGGGGTCAATCAGTAAGGGAAAGGTACTTGGGGTCAAAGCGGAAGTATCGGTTAAGAGCGGGAATGCTGTAAAGTGAAGGGGCGACTTAACACCTAATTTAAAGAGAATATTATGCCAGAAGTAAAACCAAGAATTGATAGAAAAACTAGAAACGAAGAATCATTCGATAGAATGTTAAGACGTTTTAAAAAGGAATGTGACCGTGCAGGTATCGTGCAAGAGTGCAGGGATAGAAAGTACCATGAGAAACCTAACGATACACGTAATCAAAAAAATCAAGATTTGAAACGTAGAAAGAAACTCAATTTAAAAAGGTCTCAGTCTGCATCTTATAGAAAAGTAAGATGAGTAATTGGCATGGTGGTAAGGGTTCTAAGAGAAGGAACTCTGATGAAAAACTCTATGCAGATAACTGGGAAAAAATCTTTGGTAAGAAAGAACCTGAATTAAAGGTAAGAAAAAAGACACCTAGTCAAGGTGCAACTCAAGTCCATTCGGACAAAACAAAATACAATCGTAAGAAACTTAAGAATATTTAACGTCTAAAATCCTTGCAGTTCCATCAGGGTTATGGAAGGACGACTTACCATAATGATTAGTATTTTGTGTAATATTATTATTGACACTATTAACTGAAACATCTTTATCTCTGTTAGGTTTATTTCTGTAATAACCCGACCTTGCTTTTGACTCCACTTCTTCATTTTTTTGGTTCTGTAGTTCTCCACTTATATTACCGTTTTCAGTTGCATTTTGTGGTTTATTACTTTTGTATTTCTGTATTGCATTTTTAACTTCTTGTTGCATTAATTTTTCATTTTTATATATGTCAGAATTAGTGTTTTCTTCATAGTCATATGCAATCTTCTCTAATTCGTTTTGTAGTGATTGTGCATTTTTATCGAATGTAAATGTTGCATCACCCACATCACCACCTAAAGATGCACCAATAAATGATAATCCCATACCAAGACCAGTTGCAAGTACTTTACCACCTGTAGTATATGGATTTGGTGTCACGGGAACGACCTTTGCACCCAATTCAATCGCTTTACCAGTTGCATATAGTCCTGCCATTGCACCACCTGTTGAACCTGCACCTCTTCCGTATGACCCTCTTTCATTTGCATCTAAAACAGACGATATTATTGCAGCGGTTTCTTCATCGAATGACATAGAACCGTCAGAATTATCTAAATCAAATGTTCCTTCAATTCTATCTCTTGCCTCATCTTGTCTTGACTTATCCATATAGGTATCAAGAGCACCCGTAATATAGGGAACTGTTTTTATTACCTTTCCAAGTTTACTATTCCTTGCAATTTGAGAGGTAGGATATTTTTTAAACGCTTCATCTAAAACTTCTCTTGTAAGTTTAGGACTTTTTAATAAATCGTCTACATTATTAGTTCCAGTTAACTTATAAAGTTCTCTTAAGAGTGCTTTATTTTTCATTGCAACACTCTTACCACCTGCATATCTAGGTGATTCTGCATTTTTTAATCTTGATTGTAAGTCTTTATAACCTGCAGTTCTTTTATCGAGTGTACCATCTTGTTTGAACCTTAATTCTTCCACATCATTTATTTTGGTATCACCGAATGCATCTTTTACTGCAGTACCAACATTTGTGATAGGTGTAATATCTCGTGTAATTGTTGAGTTAGCTGCATCAATATTTTCAGGAGTTTGGTCTTGGTCAGGTGGTGCAGTGTTTGGTGTGTCGAGTTTAATTTTATCCCCTATAAGGTTATCTAATGCAGATACTACTGCAACTGCAATTACAGTACCTAAAAGACCTTTACCACCTTTACCAAAAATTTGTTTTATAGTATAACCACCAATAGTCAAGGCACTAAGTTTTGTTGCCCAATCACCTAGAGCGCCAGGTGCAAAAACATTTAAACCACCTTTTGAATCATCCTTTTGAACCATTAAAGGTTTCGCTTGGTTTGCTAGTAATATTTTTTTAATATCACCAACATCATCACCCATCTCTTCAGTTTCTTTTAGTTCTTTCTTTGCAATTTTAATTGCAGGGTCTATTTCTTGTGAATCACCTGCAATTGAAGGTATAATGTCGTCTTTACCACCAAACGAGAATGCACTTGCAATCGTTCCTGATAAATCTTTATTACCGAATATCTTACCAACTGCATCTACTTTATCAACTACAGTGTCAAGTGTACCTAACAAATCAAAACCAGTAAGTTCTTTTAGTCCTTGACCGAACATAGTGAACTTAGT